AAAAGCCGGGCTTGCCCGGCTTTTTGTTGTTATGTTAATCTTTAGCAACAGCAGTTACAATAGCATGTACTGCAGCTACAACAAGTACTACAGCAACTAGTGTTGTAATTACAACAATAGGTACAGCAGCTACCACAGATAGTAGCGGAGGATGATGGGCAGCTACAACAATAGGTACTGCAGCTGCAACTATAACTACCGCAGATGGAAGCAGATGGTGTTGGTGATGGGCAGCTACCACATATAGTTATAGAAGGTGTTGGTGATGGTGACGGTGAATAGCTACTTTGGATAGTAGCAGATGGTGTTGGTGAGGACGAATAGCTACTTTGGATAGTAGCAGATGGTGTTGGGTCTAGATCCTCTTTTAAATTAACTATCTGCTTTGCGAAATCTAGCTTTACAGCTTTAGATGTTCCAGCTAAACCTAAATAAACGTTATCGCCAACTGTAATAGCAGCTGTTGTAAATCCTGTACCAATGCTCATAATACCAGAACCTTCTTCAATAGTAGCTTTACCATCCATAAATTCCTCACTATAATCTCTCCATTGGATTTCGTATGTGTTAGGATTAATTCTGAAACATTTTGTATCAGCCCAGAATGCACTATAGAGCCAACCGTCAGGAGCTAAGTATCCATTAAAGTTTTTATTTTTATTAGCCACTGCGAGATAATCTGCCGGTAAGTCAACTTCCTCATAAGAATCATCTACACAATCTATAATTAAAATCGTCTTCCCAGTTCTAGGTAAGCAAAATACTTTGTTAACACTCTCAACGTAAGTAGCACCTACATATTTAACATCAAATCCAGATACGCCCGATTTAATTGGGTCACCTGTTAATATTGAAACTTCACCATTAGTATCTATCTTGAGAATTTTTTGACTCAATGCTGGTGGCATATAGATGTTACCTTCTTTATCTGCTGCAGCTCCCCAAACATGACCATAAAACCCGGGTTGTGGTGGTGTGATTACACCAGTCTCGCCAGTATTTGTATTATATGTATAAATTTTTAAAGTCTTAGTATAAGATGGCATATAGATAATACCATTAGCTCCTTCTGCTCCGGAGCGTACTTGAGGTATACCTGAAAACTTCTCTTCTAATGTAAGCTTACCTGTCTTTCTCTCTAATTTAGCCAACGAACTAGAATAAGCCGGTAGGTAATATGTATAACCATCAGATGCATGAACATTACCAATAAAACCTTTATAACCAACTTCTCTCTTACTTATATTATCTTGTACGGTGTCTGTAGTAATATGATAGTCAGACTTATAGCCTAGTGAATGAATAACACCAGAGTCGTCTAAACCTAATGTACGAGTTTTAGTAAGATTACCTACGATTTCACCTTCTAAATATTTGAATGTAGGCCAATGTTCGGTTAAGTCAGGAGATAAATCTGCTTCAGTAACCGTATAGTTAGTTGTCACACCTGCCTGCTTATCAGCGGTCGTGATCATTCCGTTAATGTCTGAAATGTAATTTGCGATAGGAGTACCAGCTCCTGCACCTCCAAATGTCCAAACAGTTACAAGCACCGGCTCTCCTTTGAAGATTAAAAATGCTGGATTACCACTATCACCTTTAATCTTACTCTCATTGAAAATAAGTCTTTTGGAATCTGTAGGCGTTCTCATCCGACCACCGTTAGCCCAATCTATAATAAGAGCTTTTTCCTCTTGGTCAAATCCAATACAAGGTATCTTGCTCTTATATATATTATCAAAGTACTTACTGTAATCGCTAGGCAATACCGAGTAGGGTTTTATAGTTGAAGGAAGATCACTGTCTAAGGTATAAATTGTTAAGTCTGGATTGTAGTTCTTACATTCTGGATGTCGTACCTTTCCTACCACAGTACGGTCATGCACAATACCGGCATCTTTTTCTACAAATCTAACTACAGTACCTACAGAATACTCATAATGAGCAGCACCTATAACATGTCTTGGAGTTATTAGAGTTCCTGCTTTCTTGTGACCTCCGCTACTATTCCAAGGAGATAGTCCTGTGAGGTCCAAGTCTGCACACCACAAATCTTCGTTTCTCATATACCCACGAGTCGCATGATCCTGAGAGATGAATACCTTACCATTAACTTCCATACTCATCGACTCATCTAGCATGTCATCAATTTGTTTGGCGCAATGAAGAGAAATGGATGGCGGTTGAGTTGTATCTAGAGGTAAAACAGACAAACTTGGACTTGGTGCTGGAGGAATACTAGCTGGCGTAGCTGATGGAGATGGTGTAGCTGATGGAGATGGCGTAGCTGATGGAGATGGCGTAGCTGATGGAGATGGTGTAGCTGATGGAGATGGCGTAGCTGACGGGGATGGTGTAGCTGACGGGGTAGGAGTTATAGGCTTTGTACTCATACCCTTATTTATATCTCTTAGCAGGTTGAGCCAATATTTCCAATATTTGCTACTCCAAAACATTTTTAATACCCTTCCATTTATCAGCTTTAACCATATGTATATTTATACATAAACTATATAATATCCTCTAGTTCTGTAGCATATTTTAATCGCTTTTGAGTGTGTGGTGTACCAGCCTTTTCGTAACGCTTTAAGAAAATCATAGTAGCGTCTTTAACATTATCTGTTTGATTTAACATCTGCTTCACCTTCTTATATTCAGGATGTCTCTCCATTTCATATAAGATAAAATCTATTTGAGTGTCTAAATCACTCCAATCTGTACCTTTTTTCTTAGCGAATTTAGTTAAGTTAATAGGGTCTGTATCATATCTACCACCTTTTTCCCATTGGGCTAGACCTCGGCCCGGTCCCCCACTTAGTTGTTTAATGGCAGGGTCTAAATTAGATTCTGCTTTTAAGTTTGCTACAACCCCTATGGCAGCAGTTTTTGTTAGCCCTCCAGCAGTTAATCTATTAACGATATATTTTGTAGATCCTTTAATTGGAGCATCATCAGGCTCAGAATTAATTTCAGTAGGTGGTTTTTCGATTTTGAGCTTTTGCAATATTTCCGATGCGACCTTATCAAATTTAGGAGAAGATATTAATTCATCAGCCTTTTCTACAGCATCTATTTTTTGTTCTATTGGCTCTGGCCTCTCTTTAAGAGCCTTGAGAATATAATCAGTTTCATAAGCAGTCGCACCTAAAGATAATAACCCCATAAGTATCTCTTTATAGCCTTCGTCAAACTGCTCAGTCATCGATTTTAGGTATTATTGTTGATCTATCCACTCCTGTGCTTCCTCTTCTGTGCAGGTGGAAAATACCCATTGATCAGAAGAGTCTAATATCTTAAATGGAGGTGCCTCGCCGCCTGCTGTTAGGGGTAGGTTAGTTGTATCAACTATTGTATATGCCATGTTTGCTGAATTTTTATATTACCAATACTGACCGTATGCATATAGGAGCTCGTTTTGTTGTTTTTGCTCCTTTACATATCATTCAGGCAGATAAAGATCAGCTACATAACTCTCTTTCTCTAAAGTAAGCTCTGTCTCCGTAAGTTTACCATCTCCTTTATCAGTCTTATTAGATAAATTTTCTTCATCTTGCTCAACTTCTTTAGGAGTAATATTAACATCATCTTTACGTTTTTGAGCATCACATGTAGATGGTAAGTTAATACCGAAATCAACAGGCTCTCCGAGGTGGCAAGGTACATCAACCGTTCCAACATAGCGACCACCTCCATGATCAACAGACAATGTTAATTTATCACCCTCAGGGCTAATACCTCTTACACGAAGATGTAACCCGGTATCAATAAAATCATCAATAATTTCTTTTACATTAGTTGGGATACTTTTGTAAACTTCATCACTTTTAAAATTATCATTAAACTTGAACACGTCATTCTGCTGAAATCCGCTTTGGATACCACGTGCGGGGTATTTTGCCATGTAATATTCAAACAGATGGAGAAATTTTTTGTCTTTAGCCATACTATTATTTAGTCTTTTAGATAAATATTTATACAAATTTATGTCGGTAAGATTAGATAATTTAGAAAGATCCTCAATCGAGCAAAAATCCTTACAGGATGGCTATCTCTATAAAGATATAAAGTTTGATTTAGATTTTAGTCGTTACGTAAAACCTGAGCTGTATTCTCAGTCCGGTCCAAAAGATCTTGCAGAGATACAAGATGGGCAAGCTGTCATTAACTCAATTAAAAATATTTTAACTACAACACCAGGTCAAAAATTACTTAACCCACTTCTTGGATTAGACTTTAGAAGCTATCTATTCGAACCTATCAATACAACAACATCATATTTTCTTAACGAGTTCATTTATTTAAATTTAGGTGTGCAAGAGCCTCGTATTTTTCTCAATACTGTTAGTGTCAAAGGATTGCCTGAAGAAAACCAATATAACATTGAAATTGGGTTTAGTATACCACAACTCGATATTAACAATTTATCCTTAAACGCTACACTCAATAAAGATGGCTACGTTGTTGTATAACAATGCCACTAGATTAAATATATACAATGAGCCTTCAAGATTTTACAGACTATAGCCTTCCGAAGAATGCTTATCTCACTTTTGATGCTAGTTCTCTTAAGACATTAATTATTGATAGACTTAATGAAAACGAAACATTTACAGATCAAAATTTTGAAGGTTCGAACTTTAGTGCGTTTATTGATGTTGTAGCATATATGTATCATGTTTTGCTTTTCCAGCTCAACACAACATCTAATGAATCTACATTTAGTACAGCAACTATTTATGAAAATATGAACAAGCTTGTATCCACAATTGGATACAATCCTCTCGGTGATCAAACATCTTTAGTTAACATATCTTTATCAGCTGCAGATTTAGCTTCAAATGTTTATACCGTTCCACGTTTTAGCACAGTAGCAGCTAATGGAGAAACATATGTAGCTACTGAAGATATTACTTTTGAAAAGACTGTAGATAACACTTTAGAAGCTGTCGCTCCGTCTAATAATACTTTATATCAGGGGACAATTTCTGAAACAACCTTTAGAGCTACCGGGGAGCCGTATGAAAATATTATCTTAATTGATACTTTCACTTCCAAGCAATTTAGACAAAGTACGTCAAATGTTCGCAATACAAAGTTTATTAGTGATAATGCTTTTAATGTTTTTGTACAAAATGATACTACGAGAGAGTGGACAGAATACGAAGAAACTTCTTCGCTCTTTTTGGAAGGTGCAGAGACTAGGAAATATGAAAAGCGTTTAAACGGTAGTGGAAACTACGAATTTAAGTTTGGTAATAATATAAACGGTAAACAACTAGAAGCCAATGATACGGTTTTAATATTTTACGTTGTCTCGGATAATGAATCTGGATTAATTGGTCCTAACACCTTTAACAATGCTTCTTTTGCGCTATATGGCTCTCCTAATTTCAATGGTGTTAAAACAGCAATTTATGACACTAATCAGACATTAATTACCCCATCACAATTAGGTAATTTGACGATTAATAATCGATTTGCTTCTTCACCGACAAAATTAGCTGAAACTGTTACGGAGATACGACGTAATGCTCCGAAAGTATTTGCAGCACAAAATCGTTTAGTAACCAAAGAAGATTACGAGTATCAAATTAATAGAAACTTTAATAATCTTACCCGAGATGTAAAAATATTATCTAATAATGATTATACATCAAAGGTGTTGTCCTATTATAATGACATAGCCTTTATACCTGGTAATGATGACTCAAGAGTGTTGTTTTCACAGGTTTTATTCTCTGCATCAACATCATTTAATAATGTTTACGTCTATACAGTACCGAATAGTAATCCTACTCTAAACGGACGCACACCAAATTACTTGAATTCTGCCCAGAAACAACTTATTGCAGAATTTTGTGAAAATAAAAAGGATGTTACGCAAAACGTTGTAGTTTCAGATCCAGTATTTAAAGCATTTGCATTCGGTGCAGCCAGTGTAGATGATAATTCAGTAGATGACACGGTTAATAATACACGGCTTCGCGTTACTTTAGATAAAAATCAAGCTACCAACGATGGTGCTGTTAGATCAGCAATATTTAACATAATTAATAACTATTTTGCAGCAGTTCAGTTAGGTGATATAATTGATGTAGCTGATCTTACACGAGATATTATTAATATTCCCGGTGTTACAGATCTTCATACAATTAACGGTGATACGGAAGTTCCAAATTTAAACTTTATTATATGGAATCCTGATTATAAAGAAGAAGATAACGTTTTACAATCTTTAAATTATCAATTAGAAGATTTTCAATTTGCATATTTCTACGATCCTCAAAATATCACGAATAAGATTGCTATACGACGATTGTAGGATTAAATATGTTATATGTCGTTAAGTTCTCTACAACTCGATTCATCTGGTGAATTCGATTTGCTATACAATTTTTTCTATGTGCGAGACTATAGAAATGTAGAGACCTACGAGACCTTTGCGCTTCCCTTTACACCTCTTTATTTTACACCCAATTTAAATGATGGGATAGAAGATTTTGTTTCTAATAAGCGACTTGTATGGAATTTTGGTGATGGTACTACAGTAGAAAGTGTTACTGCATCACATGCATATGACAAACCGGGACAGTATAAGGTAACCTGTCATTTATATGATAAGACAGGTACCGGTTATTTTGATACATTCTCTTCAAAGGTAGATATTAAAGATTATATTGAGGATACTCTCGATATTAGCGTTAGTAACACCTTATCATCTACATTATCTGCAGATACAGGTCAGCTAGATAATCCAATTACCATTGATAGGTATAATTCATATAGATCTCTTGAGCTTGGTATCCCGTCAATAGTAGCATATTCTTCTGCTGGTACTGATAACGATTATTTTCGGAATGGTTACTCTAATGAAACATATGGTCATTTAAAGCCATATTCCTCTTTTGTACAAAAATTAACATCCGGTGGAGTTGTTGAGAACATTGAAGTTGACAGTGTTATTACTGAAGATACTCCAATTTATATTAAACTAAGCAGCACTGAGATTGTGCAAACTACGAAAACAGATCCTGATGCTTATTATGCAGGCTTAACAGGTACGGCAGATATTTATTTTAAGAGTGATTATCCGGGTAAATATAATCTCATATTTGGCTACAAGCAAGGAGATATTTTTGAATATGCTAATACGACCAACTATGGCGTATCTTCCACTACAATTTCTAATAACACGTATGACAAGCTTTCCTTTTCATCCAACGGGTTAGATGGAGAAGGTCCTAACAATTCGTTTACAACTTTTAATATTGGTGCTACAAAATTTGCTACAACAAAAATAGCATTTGTAACTAAAGTGAAGGATGACAATAACTTTACTCAAAAGAACATGCCACTATTAAGTGCAGGAAGTGGTCCTAAGTTAAATCTTGTTTTAACAAATGGTACAACCAATTACGATATTGATATATCATCTAATTTCTTAGATCTATCAACTCTCAATACTGGTGGATTTTATAAAGGTTATTTTGTAAGTAATAACTCTGATACCTTGGAAGATGTATATCTTTCTGGACATACGACGTATTCTGGTAATTTTATATCTGGCGCTAGTAGTACGTTTACTATTTACCCAAGTAGCTTTTATACAGTTTCCAAGAAAGGAGAAAATATAGATTTCAAAGCCGCATTTAAGGATATTGCAGAACAACCATTATTTACTGACGCAAGGGTTTTGATGAGTGATTTTATTGGATCGATTTTTGGAGATTTGAGCTCTACACAAGATTCTATTGGTAAAGCAACGTATGAAAAGATACAAAACTTTTTTGATAATAATACATCCATCAACGAAAGTAACGTTGATGAGCTAGACGGTATTTTACAAATGCTTAACTTACCAGAGTTAAATAAATATTCCTTTCCACCTAAGCTTAATAGGCTCATTGATTTATTATCTATTAGTAAATCTGAATTATTTGGTCGTCGTAATAGAAATCAAACCCACTACCAATCTTATGGTTATCGAAATAATGAGTTTTATGGCTTTAACTTAGGTGACAAACTAGATGCAAATAGTATTATTGTTGCTGGGCAGCCAATAATAGCTTCTGAAAATTATAGTGGTAAATTTACAACGTTAAATACTACTCTCCCCCTTAGTGCTAGAACCACCCCTACTATTACTATTACTGATGGGGTTGTATATGGCACATCAACGGGTCAGCTAGTATCTGCTATATCAGAAGAACTTAATAGCGGTACTCCTATTACACTTGAACAATTTGGGCAATGTGAAGTTCTTACTGAGGGTGGATATGATCTTTTAACTCAACCACTATCGTCAAGCTCACAATTCTATAGATTAGGTGATTATAATGCTACATGGGGATGGCCGCTTTTATCTGGTGGTGGGCGTGATATTTTCGATATATATAATTTTTACTATCAGAAAGATGTAACTACTGATATTGAAAACTCTATAATTGATTTTAAGGATCCCAACAACACTATTTCATATAGTCTTACATCTTATAATGATTGGTCGAAAAATGACGGTACTATGTCAAACATCTTCTCACAATCATTATACGAAGGCCTCAAACTTTTTGAAGATTAATAATTATGTCTGACCAATCTATAAGAACAGTTCTAGTTAAGTATTCTATCACTAACCCTGATATTACAGATGGTGTGTATAGAGATACTATTGCACCGTTTTCGTTTTTAGACTTTATTACTAATACTCAAGCTGATTATTCGCCAGACGAATATAGCTCATTCTATAGTCAATACCTTCAAACCTGGTATTCTAATCAAGATGCATCCGAAGAAGAGCAGCAAACGCAATTTAAAGATTATTACAGACAGTTCATTAGAGAGATAGTGATTAACTATACAACTGAAACTGAAAAGCGTTTCTTGGAAAAAATAAATTTCAATGATCCAGCTGATTTAGATGTCGCTATACCATTTTTCGCAAACCGTCTTAAAGATATTGCATTATTCTATAAGAAAAAACGTGATGAAGGTAAATATGTAATTGATAGAAATAAACTTAAAGGTAGCTCCGTTGGCTTGGAAAAAGCTATTTTTGACAATATTTATAATTTTATTTTTAATACTGAAGATTCTTTAAATACGGAAAATTTGACGGTTTTCGATGCAATTAAAGATTTAGGGATAGAGGTTGAAGAATTTGTTGATGTATATGGCGATTACTTTGATGTACCCACTGCTATTAATGAAGCAGCTAACAGAAATGAAATTGAAGCAAAATACTTTTTAGATCCAGCTGGTATTGAAGCTATTTCTGGTGATAATAATTTTTTAACTAATCTACGAGCATTTAAAATTAATCCCAAGGCATTAACACCCAGTGAGTTTGATGCTATTTGTAATCCTGATAATGAATTAGTACAGCTAGCTAATCAATTTAGAAAAGGTGGATTATCAGTATCTGAATTATATTCTTTAAAACGAGCTCTAATTTCAAAATATATAGGTACAGATATTTACTATATTAACACTACAACAAGCCCTGCTACATCAGGTATTTTAGTTAGAGCAGATACACCAGCTGCTAATGCTCTCAATTTACAAGCTGCTAATACAGCTACAGTAGAAAGTAATGAGATCCAACTACTCAGAGATACGGGTCTTAATTTTAAACCTGATGATATTGGTTTATTTAAATTGCATGCTGAAGATTACACATATACAATAGACACTAATGCTATAGTGTCGGATGAGGTATATATTTTCCCAGATCCTTCTAAGTTTGGAAACGTTTCTACAAACCCTACGGATAATTACCCAGTTTATTACAAGTTTGATTATAGATTTAATACAAGAAACGTATCAAGTGGTTTTGCAACAGGCGATCCTAGAGTTACGAACAAATCTACAACTTACGAATCTTACACTACTAAAGAGCGTAATGATTCGCAGTTAGTAGAGCGTAATGATATTAGCTATAAACTAAACTTTACAGACTTATACAATCAAGGACTAGTATCGAAATATCAAACTGATATTTACGGTAATGAATATGCATTATTTAAAGCGGAACCTTTAAAACCTATTGACGAAAGTATATCTTCAAATATTAAAAATTTACTTTTAAATGGTCATGTGTTTTTCGATGAAGTTGATGGTTATAATTTTAACTATTCTTTAACGGGAGTTAACGGTACAACGATTAGATCAGGACTTAGCACATATACTAACGGTGTAACTGCTCTAGATACTCCACTTACTCTATATATGAGAGAGTTTTATCCATATCAAGAGCTCCTTCAAGACACCAGAAACCTATTACCATACTGGCGAGATGGTGGTGCATTTACATACCTAGATGGTAGTGAACTTCCGAACCCACTTACAGGTCTAGGGCCTGGATATCCTGCATCCGCCAATTACTATTATACAGTTTTAGTTGAAGGTACATTCCCTACTCCTGTTGATATTCAAACAGAGCAAACACCTTTATCTGATATTACAACAGAAGCTGACTTCAATATTATTACAGAGAACGCTGAATTAACTTTTGCAACAGATATACGATATTATCTTTCTGCTGGTGGGCAATATAAGCGTTACGAAGGAGGGTATTTTACTGATGAGGTTGTAATGCCTAATGATTTTATATACTCAGATAACTACCGTTATTTAGATAGCATTGATTCAAGAGGTTCAACTATTGTATCCAATCTCACGTCGTCAAATACAACACTTACCAAAGAAGAACAGCAAACATTAATAGGTAGTCTTTACGTTAAGAATGGTACATACTCTACCTCTGAGTTACTATCATCTGCACTTGAAAAAACTATTACGAAATACGCTCCTTCAATTCAAAATCAAATTAATTACGAGCTGCTAGATTTTGATATTATACAAAACACCATATTCCTCGAAACTAAGTCAACCCTCATTATTGACAAAATTTCATATAAAGATGGTGCCTTTACTAAGCCATCAACTATAAATACTACATTTTCAGTTAATAGTGCTAATATGGTTGAGGTGTTTACAAATAGGTTTTATAATGAAAAAACTGGTAAGGTGTATTTTGCACGCTTTAAGGATAATGTTAATGATACATGCGCACCACTAGCGGATAATTATAAAGCAGTATATCCAGAAATCTACGAGTATGATATTCAACAAAATTCAACATCTAAGCTATATCCAACTGGTGCAGATGATATAACATTGAGTGCTTTTGAATTAAATGTAGAATCTCTTTCATCACGAAATTATACGCCAGATTCTGTACATACTCCTAATCTAACTTATAATAAGTTAAATGATATATTTAAACTAACGTATATGGTGTGTGATAAAAACGACTTTACCCACTTAGTGGATGCTTCGTTTAAGATGTCGGATAATAAGCTTATCGTTGTGGATTCAAATAGATATGAACCATTAAATAATATTACCAGAACTTCTACATTTGGTGATACTACAAACTTTAGCTTTATTTCTGCAAGTAATGGATCATTTACTAGAGATTCAAGACACTTCACCCTTACTATATAATGAGTACAATTTTTATTAACCTCTCCTCTATAACTGAAAACACAAACGTGTCTAAAGAGGAAATATTATTCAAAGGAGCTCCTACAATAAATTTTGTATTAACTGGTGTATCAGAAGCAACTAATTCCGCTCTTACGTTGGACATTAACTGGGGTGATTCAAGCGCTATACAATATGCTCAAAAAGACATTGTCTTTAATTATAAGACCAAATCAATTTTTGATGAGGTGTTATATGGTAAAGTTGGTGGTACTATTTTAAATCAATATGAGCATACATATGTACCAGCAGTAAGTTCTTTCTTTACTAACTTAACTGCACAATTTTTAATTCATTACAATAATGGATTTTACGCTAACGTAATACAACCTATCAAATTGATTCGTGAAAGTTACTACGACAATATACAAAAGCTCGGAATTACGTCAACCCAAATGGTAGGTGCATCTGCTAGCAACACCATTGCCAACTTACAATCGAAGTTTAACAATTCTACATATATCACTTTCTTGAATAATTAATTGTGTTTCGTGTTTGTACCATTAAATATGTATGTAAATGGCGAATACCAATACATACTCAGTTAGCTCAATAGCATTCCCAACTGCAGAATATAATGATAGATATATCACTATTGAGCAAACTAAATCCACCTTGGAGCAAGGGTTAAATATCAATCTTATTGATGCTCTTTCCGGTACTCGAGATAGTAAGATAAATAACTATTCTTCTCACTATCTTACAGGTAAAAATAAGTTAGAAAACTTTATATCCCTGTCAGCTACTACTAGTGATACGACTGCTTCATTGGTAACAAGGATTGGTTTCGAGCGTCCTAATAACGAGCAACATCAATATTTATACATTTTTAAAAGTCTTGCAGATCAAACTACGTCGCAAAGGGCTTTAGGTATACAACCTCTCAATAAAACTGGGCTATTAGCCAACAATTACTTTTTTGAAATAGAAGCGCTAAATAACAACTTATGTCGAATTAAACATAATAATGGGGTGTTTGATTTTTATCTCAATTATAATAATAACGTAAATAAGTTTGTGTTTTATCAAAATACAGATAATTATAGAGATATTACCCGAGAGCAGAGTGATGTGTTTAGATACGTTTTAGATGATGATGGGTATTTACAACTATTCAAATTTGAAGATAGTGTTCTTAATATTGTTACGTTAAGTGGAAGTGAACTTATTCTTACACCTTTAGTATCAGGAAGTTTAAATCGTGGTCTCAACAATCTAATGCATATTGATTATTCATTAGATCAAAATATAGATGCAATTAATAAAAGTTTTATAACTTACAATGTTAATAAAACATCCAATTTAACTCTCAATACTGAAGCCAGTAATTTTAATGAAGATGGTCAATATGTTTTTACAACAGCCTACAATACTGTTTCAGCAGAGTCACTACCACTAAACTATTTTTCACTAGATACAAATAGATCAGAATTTAACTATATTAAGCGTGGCTCAAATATGGTTGATAGCTCGATTGGATTAGGACGAGATCCACGTGAATATTATAATTTAAATTCGGGCAACGATCAGGAGAAAGGTTTAGATAAGATTAGTTTAAATTATAATTTTTATGACAAAGATGTGTATGTGGAAAATGGCAGTGATACTTATTTCATTGCTCCCTCTTCAATTTACCCATATGATAAGCTCAACATTAACGACACCACTTTCGTTAATAATGGTGCTTTTGCTGGGCCTACTCCTGTTTTAGCTGATAAAATTTCTATAAAGAGGCAGAACACTACCCAATATGATAATGGTAGGTATCTCTGCACTTGGTTATCTGGTGGGGGGTTAGGTGACGCAGGTGTATGGGT